TGTCTCGGTAGTTCGTGACTTCGTTGTTGCTGGTAACGTGGCTGGTTCTGAATCCACTGTTTATTGGTCTGACATAAACAACGAAGTTAACTGGACTCCTGCTGCATCGAGCCAAGCAGATTCTCAAGTTTTGCCTGATGGCGGTGATATTACTGGCCTGTCTGGTGGTGAATACGGGCTTGTATTCCTTGAGAGAGCAATTTATCGGATGACCTATTCAGGATCTCCGTTTTTCTTCCAATTTGATGCAATTTCTAGGGCAATTGGGTGCATTGCTAATGGCTCTATTGCTCAACTTGCAGACAAAACATACTTTTTAGCTGATGATGGCTTTTATGTATGTAACGGCCAGTCTGTTACGCCTATTGGCGCTGAGAAAGTTAACCGTTGGTTCTTTGAAAATGCCGCTCCTGACCTGCTTAAAACGCAGATGAGCGCAACAATTGACCCAATTCGCTCTCTAATTATTTGGACTTTGCCAACAAACTCAGGAAATAAGCTGCTGATCTATAACGCTCAGGTCAATAAATGGTCTTATTCTGACGAGGCGCTTGAATCGCTTGCTTATTTGCTTACGTCTAGTGCAACTCTTGAAAGCTTGGATAAGATTTCCATTACTCCAGGACAAAATACACAGAATGGCACTTATACGCAGTCAGGGACAACCGTAACTGTTACTTTAACTGATCATAAACTTGAAACTAACGCCTATGTTTACTTTAATGCTACATCTGGCGGAGCAACTGATGGCTTTTATCAAATAACAAAAGTTGATAGCAATACTTTTACGATAACAGAAACAGTATCAGCAACAATTTCTACGTCAAATTGCGTTATATCACTGCCGTCGCTTGAAAGTTTAACTGCAAGCTTTGATGATCGAGCATATTCTGGTGGGACTTGGTTCTTGGGTGGAGTTAAAGCTAACCAAATTTATGGATTTACTGGTGGGCTGCAATCAGCATCTATATCATCCAATGATATAGATATTGGCCGGTCATTGATTACGTTGGCAAAGCCGATTGTTGATAATGGTTCTGCTGATGTATCTGTAGCTTCTCGTGTTTTGCTTGGAGATCCAGTTGGATTTGGAACGGCGGTATCGGCTGATGCTGAAAACCGTGTTTCTTTGCGATCTAACGGCAACTATCATCGAATTCGTGTGTCGCCTACTGGAGCAGGATGGAAAACTGTGGTTGGTGTAGACATTGAATACTCAACGCAAGGTACACGATGACTAAGTTCCGCACTTTGCCAATGTTCGGCAACGATGAGCGAAACGTCGCAGAGGTCGTTCGCGGTATCATGGACGGCAAAACGAACAATACAGGCACGATTACTCTTGCTACTGGCAATGCGGCAACGACAACGCTTTACGATGAGCGGATAGGTTATGACAGCCTGATTTTCTTTGTTCCAGTATCTGCTGCTGCCTACGATGACAATGCGCCCTATGGGGCGTTTAGCGACTCTACATCGCAAACTGCCGCAAGCACTACGTCTGGATATGCATTTACATACAATACAACCGAGCAAAACAATGGCGTATATGTATCAAATAGCTCTCGTATAAATATTAGAAATTATGGAATTTACAATATCCAATTTTCTGCTCAGTATAAAAATACGACAAATGATGGTCAAGATGTAGACGTTTGGTTTTCAATTAACGGAACCAATGTAGCCAATTCAAATAGTAAATTTCATATTCCAGCTAGGAAAAGCACTGGCGACCCATCTTATTTGATTGCCGCGTTAAATATATTTCTTGAATTGCAAGCAAATGACTATGTTGAAATATTTTGGAGTACAACTAGCACTAGCGTAACTATAGATGCTATTGCATCACAAAGTGGGCCAACAAGACCGGCAACACCGTCTATAATTGCAACTGTGCAATACATAGCACCTTCAGCAACTAGTAATCTTTACGTTTCATCACAGCAACAAGGGCAAGCCACAATTTCACATTGGGCTAATTCAACAGCAGATAAAACTTACGGTTACATAATCGTCGGATGATTGAATTTAAATACATTGAGCCTAATCAACTTCGTAAATGGTGGCCTAGTATTAAAGATGGATTATCTAAAATTAAATCGCATAGTCCAGAAAATTGGATACCTGAGGACGTATATACCGACTGCTTTAATCGTGTTAGTGATTTGTTTGTGGTTATCAGTGGGCAGCGCTTTGCTGGCTTTTTTGTGTTGCAGCCGTTAGAAAACACAGTTCATGTGTGGGCAGCATGGACAGTAGAAAATGATTATCAAATAGTTGATGCTGGATTAAAATACGTAAAATCTTTGGCAAGTCAAGCGGGCGCTAAATATTTAACTTTTTCCAGCCATCGTAAAGGATGGCAACGTAGGGCGGCAGCGTATGGGTTCCGTCCCAACAAGTATATATGTGAGGTGTAATTATGGGTGGAGGCGGCGGCGGTACTTCAACGACAAAACCTTGGGAAGAAGCGCAGCCTTATATTCTTAAAGGCTATCAAGAAGCGCAAAATATTTATAACCAAGGTGCTCCACAGTTTTTTCCTGGGCAAACTTATGTAAGCCCATCTGAAGCCACTACAAACGCCCTAAACATGGCAGAGCAGCGCGCCATGGCTGGATCTCCGCTAATTGGGCAAGCTCAAAGTTCATTGGGAAATCTAATGAACTATACAAACCCATATGCCGCTCAAGTTTCAAAGCTTGGTGCTACTGCCAATGACCCATCTGCTGAGTTTTATCGGCAAATGATGGAAGGTCAGATTGGCAAAGATTCTGAGTCTTTGGATATGCTTCGGCGTACTGCTTCTGGCGAGTACCTGAACGGGAATCCTTATCTTGAAGGAGCTTTGTCTCGTGCTAATCGCCTTGCAACTGAATCCTATCAGGAAGGTTTGCGTGGCCTTCAGTCTCAGGCATCTGCTGCTGGTCGTTATGGATCTGGCGCGATGGGGCAACAAGTTTCTAAAGGCCAAGATGTATTTGCTCGAGCATTGACTGAGCAGAACCAGCAAGCTTATGCCCAAAACTATGCTCAGGAACGTGCGGCACAGGAAGCGGCAATTGCTCGAATGATGGGCTTTGAACAGCAGGGCATTCAAAATCGTATGGCTGGCGCTAATGCGTTGACTGCTGGACAACAGCAAGCTCTGTCTACTCAGCTTAATGCGCTGGTTAATGCTGGTCAAATGACGGCTGCAGATGCTAATCGTCAGCTACAGGCGGCACAGTTGGCTCCTCAACTTGCAGAGGCTGATTATGCTGATATGCAAAAGCTTCTGATGGTTGGTCAGGCTCGTGAAGGCTACGATGCCGCAGCACTTCAGGATGCAATGTCACGATGGAATTATGAGCAAAATGCTCCATGGGAAAACCTGCAACGCTATCAATCTGCCATTAGCGGTTATCCAATGGGTACTGTTAACGCCGCAAGCGGAGGTAAATAATGTTTTGGATACCTATTATGGCTGGTGCGGCTATCGGCGCACTAGCAAATCGGCGTAATCCGCTTCAGGGCGCATTGCTTGGGGCTGCCGCTGGGGCAACTGGCGGCGCTGCAGCAGGATTGCTTGGTGGTGCTGGGGCTGCTGGCGCTGGTGCGGCTGGGGCTGCTGGTGCTGGAGCGGCAAGTACTGCAGGCGCTGGCACTGCTGCTCTTACTGCTGGGGGAGGTGTTGGCCTAACAGCACCAACTATGGCAGGCCTTGGCCTTACTTCAGCATCGTCTGGATTGGCGGCTGGGCAAGCGGGGCTTACCGCTTCTAGTGGCCTTCTTGCCCCATCTTTGGGCGCTGGCACAGCAGGAGCTGCTGCTGGCGGTGGGCTGGGAGCTTTTATGCAACAAAATCCTGTATTGTCACAAATGGCAATGAATGCAGGGACGCAAGCAATGAAGCCGCAAGAAGTTCCGCAAGGAAACCTCATGCAAGGCAGAGTAAATCAAATGCAGCTAACGCAAATGCCTATGCAGCCATTTATGAATCAACGAAAAATCTCGCTTATCTAGGTGACATATGGCTTGGGAAGATTACATACCTAATATTTTTGGTGCTGGTATGCCGCAATACTTGCCCGGCCTATTGGGTGAGCAAGAATCTACGGATCTACAAAATCGCGCCAAAGTACAAGGATTGCTAGGGGCTGGTATTGCACTGGCTCAAGGGATGAGCTCTGTTGGGCCTAGGCGATCTGCTGCCCAAAATATTCTTAGTGCATTGGCTGGAGGTATTTCTGCTGGTCAAGGAGCATATCAAGGAGCAACGCAGAATTACATGATGCAGCAGAAGATTGCTGAGTCTATGCTTGAGCGTCAAAAAGCACAGATGGATATTGAGGGTCGGCGTAAATTTGCTGAGATGTATCCAAATCTTGCTCCGATTGCTGCACTTAATGCTCCTGAAGCGGCAAGACAAGCAGGTGAAATTGAAGCATTTAAGCCAATTCAAGAAATTTTTGCTAGAGGTAGTAATCAAGTTATTCCGGCAATTCAACAATCGGCAATTTCTCAGCCAGTTCCTGCTCAAGCACTCAATGTTACTGGCGGGGCAATCCCATCTCCTATAGAACAGCCAGACGTTAGTGCGCCAACAACAGAAAAACCTCTGCCTGGAGTTCTTGTTGAAGCAAAAGCAGTTGCTCCACAAGTTGCTAATCTTATGCAAGAAAGAGACAGGCTTATTGCAATTAACACTCAGCTTCGCGGTGTACGAGGTGGTGGCAAATATATTGATGATAATAACAAAAGTATTGAAGCGATTGATAAGCAGCTTGGTGCATATACGACCCAATCGTTTGACTTCCAGACGTTTAAAGCAATGCTCCCAGAGCAATTTAAGCCAATGGTTGATAACCTTGAGTCGCTTTCTTACTCTGGGGCAATTACTCCGAAAGACTTGAATAAAGAGATTTCTGATATTAGCAAAGCTGTAAATGAATTCCAGCAAAAACAATCTGATTACACTAATGAAGTAAGGCGAGTTGCTGCGTCAATGTTCCCCAATAAGCAGCTAAACCAACTTACACCTATTGAGTTGGCGCAACTTGATGAAAAACTTCAAGCAAAAGATGTGGATGCTAGAAAAGCCGGTGCATCAAATGTAAATGTTTCTGTTGGAGAAAAAAAGTTTTCTGAGACACTCGGCAAAAACATTGCTGATTCTGTTCAAAAAACTTATGACAACGCAACAAAAGCAAATGACTCAATTGCAACTATAAAAACAATTAAGCCATTGATTGAAAAAGGCGTTTATTCTGGGCCGCTTAGTGGCGCACCTCAATTCATTGGTCAATTGGCGACTTCTTTTGGGTTTTCTACTGGGTCAACGCAAGAAAAACTTGTTAGAACTGCTGAGGTTATGCAGGGCATGGCAAAACTGCAACTTGACGCCGCTTCAGCAATGGCAGGTCAAGGTGCAATTACAGATTTTGAGCGCGGTTTGATTGCTAAAGCTGCTGGCGGTGATTTGCAATCATTTACTCATAAAGAACTTATTGGGCTTTTAAATGGCCTTGAAAAAGTGTCAAGAGCAAAAGTTTCTATTCATAAAAAAAATCTTGAACGGCTTAAGAAAAATAAAGATATGTCTGAATTGGCTCCTTATTATGAAATTGATGAAGAGCCTGTAAAACAATACAATCCATCAACTGGGAGGATTGAATAATGCCTATTAAAGACATACCTGGGGTTGGGCGAGTTCAATTCCCTGACAACATGTCAGAAGAAGAAATTAATGCAGCAATTCGTGCAAATCAGACAAGCGAATCAGTATTTAATCCTAAAGTTCAATATTCTGCTCCAGCAGAAACTATGCGAACAATTGCTGGCGGCCCTACTTTTGGGTTTCAAGAAAACATTGAAGCTGCGTTGCGAACTGGGTCAATGTCTAGCCCAGAATATATAGAACAAAGAGATGTTCTTCGCGCAAAACAAAAGGCTTTTCGAGAAGATTACCCAGTTATAGGCACAGTTTCTGATATTGGTGGTCAGCTAGTTGGCCCATTGGCATCATTAAAACTTCTTGGGAAAGCGCCTATTGCTGTTCAAGAAGCTGTAACTGGGACAACATTGCCAGGGCAAATTGGTAGAGCAGTAACAGCCGGTGGGGTTACTGGGGCGCTATCGTCTGCTGGTCAAGCAGATTCTGACTTAGGTAAAGCCGCTATATATGGTGGCGTTTTTGGCGCATCTTTGGGTGGTGTTGCTCCTTTTGTTGTCAATGGTGCGGGTACTGTTATTAGGAATGCGCTTAATGCTTTTGGAATTGGTGACCAACAAACAGCGGCATCTAAAATACTTGCGGCAAATCTTAAAAGAGATAATTTGACAATTGATGAGGCTCAAGCAACTTTAGATGAGCTTAGACGGATTGGTGTTCCTAATCCTGTTATTGCTGATCTTGGCAAAAGCATGAGAGATTTGGCTCAATCTTCTTATTTTGTTCCATCTAAAGCAAAAGGAGCGACAGAGGCATTCCTTGAAGGAAGGCTTATTGACCAGCCTAGCGATATTGTTAAAGGGATTGCAGAAAAAGCAAATTTAAACCCAAATGTTAATGGATATGAATATTTAAACAGTTTGGTTCAAAATCAACGTGCAGCAGCATCGTCAAAATATCCTCAAGCATATTCAAAAGCTTTGGATGCTAGAGATTTTAGAAAATATGTAGACAGACCAGTATTTCAACAAGCATACGAAGAAGCAAAAAAACGCGCTGCTGTTCGTGGCCAAATATTGCCAGATCTTGAGCAAATTCGTAATGCACAATTTGTGCCTACAGATATACTTCATCAAATAAAGATAGGACTTGATGGGATTATTGAAAGTCAAACTGATGTTGCTGGTAAAGTAACTGGTTATGGCAGAGAGATAATTTCAGTTAAAAATGAATTTAATGATTTAATAAAACAAAAAAATCCAATTTACGCAAAAGCTAATGCTGAATTTGCTGATTCTCAGAGGATTCAAGATTCATTTGTTTTCGGCACGAAATATCAATCTTTAGACCCAATGGCGGCTTTAGATAAACTTAAAAAAATGAATCCAGCCGAAAAAGAATCGTTCCGACTTGGAATGATGTCCGACATAAATCGTAGAGCCTCTGAATTTAAAGGCGGCGATTTTTCAAGGCAAGTATTTAAAAGCCCAAAACAAAAATCTTTGCTTCGCTATGCTTTTGAAGATCAAAAATCATTTGATGAATTTTCAAAATTCATGAATGCTATTGATGAGCAAACAAAAACAGCAAAAAATATAGTTCGCGGATCGCCAACAGCGGAAAGACTTGCGACTTCTGAAAATGCTGCTCAACTTGGGCAATTGGCTCAAACTTATGCAACTCGCGGAATGAGCGGTGTGGCATTAGATATGCTTCGTCAAGGCGCTGGCCGAATGAAGGGAATTAGCGGAGAAACATCCGCAGAATTGCAAAAGCGGCTTTTTGAGGTTGCCCCAGTTGAGCAACGTGCGATATTGGAAGAACTTAGAAAGAGAACTCAGTCAACGCTGACTGGGATAGTCCCAACAGCAGCAGCGGCAGGGTCGTTTGCTGGATTACTTGGTCAATAGGTAAAACATGGCTAACACAAAAATCAGCGAATACAGCAACATTCCTGCAAATAATACCGAGATTGACGGTATTAACATTGCTGAAGGCTGCGCTCCGTCAGGCATTAACAACGCCATTCGCGAGCTTATGGCGCAACTTAAAGATTTTCAATCTGGAACGGCTGGTGATGATTTTACTGTAGGTGGTGAATTATCTGTTACTGGAGCAGTAAATCTTACTCAGGTGCTGACTGTCGCTAATGGTGGTACTGGCCTTAGCACAGTAACTGCTGGAGATATTTTGTATGCAAGTGGTTCTAATACTCTTGCTCGATTGGCTGGAGCATCAACCACTGGTAGCGTATTACTTTCTGGCGCGACTGCTCCATCATGGGGGAAAGTCCCTCTTACAACGCATGTAACTGGAACTTTGCCAGTAGCTAACGGTGGAACCGGAGCATCTACAGCAACAGGAGCTATTAACGCGCTGCTTCCATCGCAAACTGGAAACGGGAACAAGGTTCTCCAAACTGATGGATCTAATGTTTCTTGGCAGACGGTGGCTTCTGGAACAGGCGGAATTTCGTCAATTACTGCTGGTGCAGGCCTGTCTGGTGGGACGATTACGTCTAGCGGGACTATCTCAATGGGGACTCCCGGCGACTTGAGTTCTAGCAGTACCAGCACTGCAACTGGATCTACGCATACACATGCTGTTACATTTCCGGTAACATCTGTTAAAGGAAGTGCAAGTGATACGCAAAGCGGAACTGGCAACGTAATCCTTAGTAGCCTTGATTCTTTTGGTAAGTCTCACGGCGCTAACGGTTATCAAAAGCTTCCTGGTGGTTTGATTATGCAATGGGGCTATAAATCTGGCTCTGGCGCTCAGACTGTTGCATTTAACTCTGCTCCTAACATTGCATTTACTACAGCATGCCATTCAATGACTGTAACGCAAACAGCAACTGCAGGTAATTCTCCGCTTGGGTCTGCTGCGACTGTTACGGCGCTTAGTTCAACATCTGCAACTGTATACACAGGTGCATCTGCTACTGGTTTTTATTGGATTGCTATAGGTGTTTAATAATGAAAGACGCGACTATGACAGCTCACGATTCCGCTATGGCTGCGATTGGCAGCAAAGCCACTTACACAGGCGCTTCTGCAAGTGTCCTTAGCTGGTTTCTATCTAGTGAATTCGGTATCCTTGTTGGTATGATTATTGGTGTAGTTGGCTTGATAATTAATTGGTATTACAAGGCCAAACAAGATCGCCGTGAAGAACGTGAGCATAAGAAGCGCATGGCCGAATGAATCGCATACAGGTCGCGTCTTTAAGTCTTTCTGCTGCTGCAATCATAGGAATTGCGGCGCATGAAAGCTTTCGATCTGACGCTTATATACCGGTTTCAGGAGACGTTCCTACGATAGGATTCGGAACGACTGACGGCGTAGAGATGGGTGATAAGATCAGCGTTGAAAGAGCATTGGTCAGGCTGCTTAACGATGCTTCTAAATTTGAAAAATCAGTAAGACGTTGCGCCCCTGTCCCTATGTATCAGTATGAATTTGATGCTTATGTGTCGCTAACATACAACATTGGAGAAGGGGCTTTTTGCCGTTCTACGCTTGCAAAAAAGCTAAATTCTGGTGATTATGTCGGCGCTTGTGAGGAAATCTTGCGTTGGAACAAGTTTAAAGGTAAGCCTTTAGCTGGTTTAACGAAGCGTCGCCAGCAGGAATACGCACAATGTTTGGGTCAATAAATCTCATACCTGTTGCCTTAATTGGCGCTGCTGTTTTAACAGTTGCTGCTTACGTCAAAGGCCGTTATGACGGCTCTGATGCTATTGCAATTGAGTTTGAGCGTTACAAGAAAGAGCAAATTCAGGCGCAAGCTAAACAGGTTGATGAGGCTAGAGCTAAAGAAAAGGAACTACAAGTCATAGCGAACAAGCTGAGAGAGGAAAAGAATCGTGAATCTAAAAAGGTTGCTGCCCTTAATGACGATCTTCTTAACAGCTTGCGCGACCGTGAATCCAGGCCAATGCCCGACAATCCCGACGCTGGACAAAGTGGATGTACCGGAAAAGAGCTTTACAGAGAAGATGCAGAGTTTCTTGCAAGGATTGCCAGAGAAGCAGACGAAATGAGAATTGCTTTAAAACAATGTTATAGCCAGTATGACTCACTAACCAAATAGGTGAAATCATGAAGCCTCTAGCACTTACCTTAATTTTTGCAAGCACTGTAGCAATTGCAGCAGTTCAAAATGAAGATGGCAGTGTTTTCCTAGAGGCTGATGAGGCGCAATACATTGTCAGGGTGTTCAATGACATGCAGGAAAAGATTGCTCTTCAGCAGATGTATATCAAAGAGCTGGAAGGCGAGAACAAAGTAATTAAGCAATCGCATTGCGCAAAATGGTAAAGAAAAAAGTAGAAGATGCCAAAAAATGCGAATGCTGCCTATTTTTCCTAATTGAGAAGAACGAAGAATTAGGAGAATGCCGGAGAAATCCTCCGTCTATGTATTCAGAGGATGGCGAGATTGGTTATGCCTTCCCTATCGTTCCGCTAACCGAATGGTGCGGCGAATTCCAAAGAAAGCTTGATTCATGAAGCCAGCTTGTTCTGAAGATGAATTTATCCGATTGTGGAATGAACTTCAATCAGTTACGTTAGTCGCAAAACATTTAGGCATTGCGACAAGAAACGTACAGCTACGCCGAAAAAATATAGAAAAGAATCGCGGTATTCTGCTGACTTCGCCAGATAAACGAAGCCCAACATTTAACGTAACGATACCTAATAATGGTGTAAGGGTTGGAGTTGAAGTAGGGGATGGCATTATCGTTGTAGGGTCAGATGCTCATTACTGGCCTGGCATAATTAGCACAGCGCATCGTGCATTCGTAAAGATCATTGCGGAGCTAAATCCTCAGATGGTCGTTATGAATGGTGATGCTTTTGACGGCGCTAAGATTAGCCGTCATCCTGTTTCTGGCTTTGAGGTTCGGCCTAATGTAAAGCAGGAACTAGAAGCCGTTACAGAGCGCCTAGGAGAGATTGAGGCGGTATCTGGTAACGCTAAATTGCATTGGACATGGGGCAATCATGATATGCGCTTTAATGCTCGTATCGCTACAATTGCTCCAGAGTATGAGGGCGTAACAGGGTTTTGCCTGACAGATCATTTTCCTCGATGGAGGTTTTCCACTTCCATCATGGTAAATAACCATACGCAGATTAAACATCGCCTTTACAACGGCATTCACGCTGCTTACAACGCGACGGTTAAGTCAGGCATATCTACGGTAAACGGGCATTTGCACAGCCTTAAAGTCACTCCTTGGACTGATATGACTGGCACAAGGTACGGGGTAGATACCGGATCTTTGGCTGATGTATGGGGAGATCAGTTTGCCTATACTGAGGATTCAACGAGGAATCATCGAGCAGGGTTCGCTGTATTAACGTTCTATAAAGGAAAACTAATGCCGCCAGAGCTTTGCGAAGTTATTAGCGAAGATGACGGCCTAGTGTACTTTAGAGGAAGCGTAATTAAAGTGTAGCTGCTTTTTCTGCTTCGTCTGCGTATTCTTTAGCCATACGCATGATTAGCTCTATAGATAGTCCGTTGCTTTTTGCTATCAATCCAGAAATAGATGCTGAGTAATACAATTTCCATTCGTCAGATCGTTTTTGTTCTGGCTCTATAATCTTTCGCGGCCTTCCCATTATCCTAGTCCCATTTCATGATTTCGTTCTTGGATGATCTCATGCAACCTAGCTATTTCAGATCGCATTGCTTCAATCTTTGATTGTGATGATTCTTTACCTGCTTGGAATGCCATGTAAGCATCCATTGTAGGGCGTACATCTGCTTTTATTGTCCAGTCAAAGAATTCTGCGTAATCCATTGTGTTATCCAATCTGGTTTAATCTTTATCCGCTTTGCTCTACGTTTAGCATTGATAACGTCTAGCTTTTCTTCATCTTTTTTAATATTTTGACGATACCGTTTACATTTTTCAGATTTTGTAAGAGGTGGCGGCTTTGGTTTTGATTTTTTACTTCCTGCTCTATAAAAAGGCCAACTCATTGTTCGTTGACCGAATTTTGTCATTTTCCAAGAGCTAATATATATTTGTTTTGTAGTAATAAGATATTTTATGTAATTATGAAGATGGCTTTTATTCAAATGGATAAGTTCCATTATTTCTGGAGAAGCCATTTCTTTCTCTGAAAGAATAGACAATATTTTTTTTATCTTTGCTTGTGATGCAGCAAAATTAAAAGAATATTTACTGATCCTTGATCCAGACGCCGCTCTCATTGAGGAAGCCTTTTCGGTCTTTGATTTGGTCATAAGCGTAAGCGAAACATTTCTTTACATCGAGATCTTCAATAGCAGCGACCATAGTAAGACATACAAGAACGTCGCCAAGTCCATCAATAATTCCTGTTTTGTCTCGCTTGGTAATTGCATCTGCTAGTTCTCCAATTTCGGATACAGCTTTAAGCAATTGGGTCTTAGAGTCTGAATTCTTGACAATGCCCCTGGCTTCTCCCCACCTTACTACCTGCATTTCTGTAATTTCGTAGCTAGTCATTTACCGCATACCTTTCGTTTAACTTCTTTCATATTTGCGTCAAACATCCATTTAGCGCAAACTTTATCTACATCCTCTTTTTCAACAGAATTAACGCCAGCATCAAAGCCTGACTTGTAAGCATTTGAAACAAGTTTGTCTTGCTCAGAAATAATGTAAAAAGAGAAAATTATTGAGCAGATGGCGATGACGTATTGCATAGTGATTTAATCTCCGCAATAGGTATATTAAAAACTTCATGGATGCGAATAATCATTTCCGCACTGACTTTAGTATGGCCGTTGCGAATGCGGCTGATGACTGGAGTTGAAATATCAAGTTTGTCAGACAGTTCACGGTCGTTTTTTAAACTATAAGTTTCAATTAAATAATCCAGTAGTTTCATTTTTCCTCCGTTGTTATCGCCGCTTACGGCGGCTAGTCGGCAATTTCAGCGCAGGAGAAACGCCAATTGCTGCCGTGGTTACAGTACGCACCACTCACGGCTAGGCGCGGCTGATTAGAAACAGGTTGTATTGCAGCTTGCTCCGTAACAACAGGTAGTGCAAACAACCATTCGTCCCTGATACATATAAGTATGGGTAGAGCATTGTTGCGCCCATGCCAGCGTAGCGACTCCAGCCAACATTGCGCCAATCAGATATTTAATCATTACAAACTCCTAGTTAAAAAGGGATTATGTCATTCCCAAAATCATCATCAGTTTGTTTTTGCTTTGCAGGTTTTGCTTTAGCTTCTTTAGGCTTAATTGATAGACTAAGAAACTTATTCCCTGCTTTGCTTTCTTTCGTCCATGCTGACAACCAAAACTCTTGCCCGTCAATGTTGATTGAGCCTGACAGATCAGGGTGATTATCGGCGGTCTTATTCGGATTTTTCATGAGCATTCCGCGATTTTCATTGCTATATTGTTGATTAGACATTCCACATTTCCTTGCGCTTTATTTTTGAGATAAGAGGTTGAGATACGCCAAACATTTTTGCTAACTTGCGTTGTGACATATCAATACTTCGTATTTGATTTACTTGATCTATAGTTAGCTTGCTATTCCAAATTTTTTCTCCTCTTGGTCTATTTTTAGATTGCGCTTCTGCAAGCTGCTTTCCTTTTGCTTGCCTATTTTTTCTTACTTTATCGTCACTATTGTCTTTATTTGTTCCTAAAAACAAATGATATGGATTTACGCAAGCAGGATTGTCGCAATGGTGGCATACAAGCATTCCATTAGGAACTGCTCCAATATATCTTTGGTATGAATATTTATGTGCCTGCATTGCTTTTCCGTTTACTTTAATGCGGCCATATCCATTTGACCCTTGTTCTTCGCCTAACCATAGCCAGCATCCAGAAATTGGTTCAGGCATATACGATGCGTCAAACCTTTCTGCATGAGATTTTGGCTTTGATCCGCCAAGTGACTTTAGATTAGGAAGCATATATTTCCTTATTTAACAGTCAGTTTTTTAATAGCAGAGCGTTGCTTAGAATCAAGCTGGCCCCATAGTGCAGTTTTCCAGTCTGCATCCAGTTCCAACGAATTGATGTACTCAAGCGCACCTTCAATATCGCCATCATTCGTTAGATTCGTGACGTTCATTGCAAACGACAGAATCATTTCTTTTTCATCCTCAGTCATCAAGTCAAAAACGTTTTTGCTGACAGACTTTGCAGACTTACGTTCTACGATAGGTTCTGATGCGTCAACTGCGTCATGCTCTACGATGGCTAGAGCCATAACGAGAAGGTATCGTGTGATGTAAGTAATCGATGCACCAAGATTCTGTACCGGATGGCATCCTTTAAGTTCAGCCTCTGCCATAGGGCAGGAGAACTTAGCGTCTCCGCCGTTTTCCGTATCAATAACGCGAAGGATGGCCACTTCAGGATAAAACTCTAGTGTATGGCAAAGCTTCAAATCAGCAAAAATCTTGTTTACTGTCGGCAGGAAGTCTGCCAGTTCAAAGTATTTGTATCCTGCGAACTTATTATGGCCTGATTTTTTAAGATCCTGGCTCTGGAGGGCGATACGAGCAGCCTGAAGCTTGTCGTACACAATCCATTGCTGACGCTCTTCTTTCTCTTGCTGTTGGCGGTAGTTTTCCATTATTTAGCCTTTATTGCGTTTTTGAGACTGCATATTAGTGAGTTTCCTGACTTTCGATACGCTTTGAATCGTTGCCATTTCTTGACGTATACGCTCGAAAGTCTTGCGAATATCTGTGTGTTCAGCTGGAACATAGTTAAAGGTAGGATATAAGATAGATTTATTCATAGGATGACAAAACAATCAAAGCAAACAAAACAATCAAAGCAACGTTAGGGTGTTTGGCTAAAAATTGAGCCAATTTGTCGTTAGCGTTAAACATTACATGCCCTCCGCTTGACGATCTTTTTTCTCGTCATAGTAACGGTCGCATTCCTCCAGCCAGTTGCCTTCTTCGTCAACGTAATCGCCTGACAATCCTTTAAGTTTTTTGTTGTGGTCAGCGATTCGATAGCACATTTGCTTGATATGCCGATCAAGCGCACCATTAAGCTTGTCAGAGTCCTTAAACACGCTCCATGTATACATTAGCTCTGCAAGTTCTTCTTCCATCCATTCTTTTGGAATTTGTGCAGTAACGTCATATACGCCGCCGTTAAGTGCTTCTTGATACATTTCGCGCTCGTTCATATTTATCTCCTAGTTGTGCTGCGGTGAAAGAATCATAGTTCAGCAGCAAAATTTTGCAAACAAAAATATTTCTATAGCAAAAGTAATTTCTATAGAAATTTTCTATTTGCAAGTTTCTTGTCGTTGGCCTACTGTTTCCATGCGTTGATTGACGCGGCATTGTGAGGTGTCGACAATGGACATTTGGCAATTTGTAGATGTGTTTGAACTATATGCAGCTGTTGGGATAATCCTGGTTGCTGCCATTCTATGGAGGCATGAATGAAATACGAAGAAACGCTAAAGCGACTACAAAAAGAAAGTGAAGAACAGGGCATTTTTAAGCCGCTAAAACTTACCTATCCAACCGAATCACCAAGAGGTCAACCAATTGAAAGAAAACACTTCAAAATCCTTGCCAGCAACGTCCCAATCGTCTGGAACAACCAGCTATAACTTCAAACTGCAATACTGCAAAGGTTGTAAACGATCCAGGTCTGGAAGCCAGTTCGTGAACAGTAACGTTTGCAGGATTTGTCAGCAGCGAGGCGTTACAGTATGATGTAAACGTGCTTGGCGGCACGTTCGGATAAGCCCTAGACGGGACTCTGCTGGTATCCGCCAGTCCGCCAACTCCGACAATTTAAAGTCGGTGAGAGTCTCGCCTAGGGCTTTTTTTATTGGAAAAGCTATGAACTATTACCAGTTCCACATAGGTGACTACATTAGTCATACGTATCATTTGACTGATGAAGAAGATCTAACGTATCGTAGGATGCTTGATTTTTACTATCAGTCTGAGCAACCTTTTTCTAGCTTTGATGTTGAAAAAATTGCAAGAAAAATAAAGTGCCATCCTGAGACAGTACAAACTATCCTTGAGGAATTTTTTGACCATGACGGCGACGAAAATTGCTGGCACAACAAAAGAGCTGATGCCGAAATAGAAAAGTATCATCTGAAATCAGATAGCGCCCGCAAAGCGAATCAGAAGCGGTGGGACTCTGGATCTGATCTGAAATCAGATGCGTTACAGATCCTAACCAATAACCATAAACCAATAACCAATAACCAAGAACATATTGATCGATTTAGTTCTTTTTGGAAACACTACCCTCGTAAGGTTGCAAAGCCTAATGCGATGAAAGCATGGGCCAAGCTAAAGCCTGATGATTCCTTAACGGAAAAAATCATAGCCGCAATAAAACGGCAAAAGCTTTCCGATAGAGATATTCAATTTGTTCCGCATCCTGCAACGTGGCTAAATGCTCGCAGGTGGGAAGATGAAGAAACCCCACTTACTAAGACTAACGTTGATGTTTTTGCTGGGAGGCGCGTCATATGATCGGAAATCTTCTCAATCGCCTAGAGAAAGTCAAAGGCAAGAAAGGCCGTTGGACTGCTTGCTGTCCTGCTCACGGCGACAAAAGCCCGAGCCTGGCTATCACGCAACTTGATGATGGTCGAATCTTGCTAAAGTGCTTTGCTGGTTGCTCTGCCTACGAAGTGGTTTCAGCCGTAGGCATGGACATGACTGATCTGTTTCCCAAAGAAAATAAGATCGCCTTTAAAGGTGAGCATCAAGGATTAAAACCAGTAGCTAGGCCGTTCTACGCAACAGACTTGCTAAAAATTATCCATTTTGAGGCACTTGTAACGTCGCTAGTTGCGTTTGATATATCAGAAGGTAGGCAAGTATCAGACGCAGACAGAAAACGGCTTAAAACAGCTTTTGAGCGTATCAACGAGGCGGCGGGGTATATCCAATGAACAGAGACCAAATTATCCGAATTGCTGATGATGCTGGATTAACAATTTTTGAGGGATCACAAGATCGCATTCTGTTTGATGGGAGCATTGTTGACTCACTAGCTCGTTTTAGTGCGTTAGCAGCAGCGCATGAACGAGAGGAGTGCGCGAAAGTGTGCGAGGGAAAAATTTGCGCTGGAGATGGTGACTATACCAACGGCGCAAACATGGCGCGCAGAGAAGATGCCGGAGCTATCCGCGCAAGGGGGCAAGCAAAATGATTCTAGCTAAAGAATTTGAAGGCGAGTTGTGGGTAAAAGCGGCAGACCACCACAGAGAAGTTAAACGCTCAATTGAAGTAGAGCGTGAGGAGTGCGCGAAGGTGTGTGAAGATCACATGGAATGGGGAGAAATAAGCCCAACGATTGCGATTGCTGCTGGTAATTACGCTGATTTAATTCGTGCTAGGGGCGATAAATGAGCATTGAGGCTAGAGCATTAGACCTAGATGCCGCCAGAAAAGCGCGGATTATCAAATCAGATTCAATTGACGTAGAGAAATATCTACATGCCAATGACGTAACGATACGAGTTAAGAAAGCTATTGATTGGCTAGAAACGATTAAAGAAAACTATCTTTCTGACCAAAGCCATCACCAAATTACTTTGCCGTGGACGAAAACGCATAACGGTTTTGCGTATCGTACTGGAGAGGTAACTGTCTATGCTGGTGGTAATGGTGGCGGCAAGTCGCTGATTACTGGGCAGATTGCATTAAACCTAGTGAAGCAAGGCCAAACCGTTTGTATCGCTTCGTTTGAGATGAAGCCGGAGCGGACGTTAGAACGAATGATGCGCCAGTTTGCCGGTGAGTTTGTTGATTCACCGATGACGCATGACAGGAAAAATTACATTGAGAAACTTGTTGGCAGGATGGATAAGTTCCTGTCTGACAAGATGTACATTTACGATCAACAAGGGACGACCTCAGCAGATAAAGTCATTGCAATGGCTAGGTACTGTGCGATTGAGTTGGGCGTACAGCATATTTTTATCGACTCGCTGATGAAGTGCGTTAAGGGTGAGGATGACTTTAACGGGCAAAAAAGCTTTATTGATGAGCTGACGGCGATTGCTCGTGACCATAATGTACACATTCATTTAGTCCACCATATCCGCAAGCTGGTGAACGAGGAACAGCAGCCGAACAAGAATGATTTGAAGGGGTCTGGATCTATTTCAGACCAAGTGGACAACGTATTTTTGATGTGGCGCAACAAGAAGAAAGAAAACCTGCGGAACATGGGCGAACAGGTAGATGAGTCAATGCCGGATGCGTACCTAATGTGCGAGAAGCAGCGTAACGGAGAAGCCCAGGAGTGGTATTCACTTTGGTATCACGCCAGCAGCCAGCAGTTTGTCGAGAAACTTGGCGCATTACCTCAAGATTTTGATAACGTAGGAAAATTGTGATTGATAGCGAAGAATACCGCCATCAATGCGAAGTCAGATACGTACTTCAATGGCGCACAGCAGATCGTAATGTAGCAATCAATTACTTATCTGACGTAAGGCAAAAGCGTGGTGATGCGGCTGCGGATATGTTAGAAGAAGATTGCAAGAATCAATGGGCCGCTGGAAATCGCGGTGCAAAAGGAGATTGGCGTTGAGAGCATACAAAGTAGATACAAACCAGCGGGAAATCGTACATGGCCTTCGTGAAGCTGGATACACAGTCCAGCATTTACACAAAGTCGGACAGGGTTGTCCGGATATTTTGGTCGGCGCAAGGAATGGGCTGCGGAAATTTAACTTGTTGCTTGAAATCAAAGATATTTCTGGAAAACTAACAACTCAGCAAATTGTTTGGCATGGAGATTGGCTAGGACAAGTTGCTGTCGTTCGTAATCTTAAAGAGGCTTTAGAGGCGGTAAAAAATGCCATCAAATAAAAAACCGCGCAAACGCAAAACGGTCGTTCGCTCTGGCATTCCTTTGACCATTCGTCACAATGCTGATGAAGAAATATCTCTTCAGCTTGTACCGCATATGGAACTAACAAAGTTTCGCGAAGGTATCGCAGACGAACAATCCTGGCACACGATAACTGCTCGATTGAACGTAGGTCTGACGGCAGCTTGGCAAAACGATCTTGAGATGGATGTATTCCGCCGTGGCCTAGATGCTGTTATTAACGTCAGAGAACGGCATAAAAAGTCTGGACGTTGGGCATTGACTGGCGACGATTATCGGGACATTGGCGAGGCGCTAACAGAAACTGATAACTTGCAGCTATCGCTAACTAGAAAGCAATTTGCAAAATCAATCGAATATGTCTTTGCAAATGCTGGTATGTGATCTATAATTTTCTTGTCTATGTATGCGGCGTAGATAGTCAAACTTAAGCCCTTAAAGCTTTGGTTTTCCTCCCTTAAGTGGGAACGTGCCGCATACACGGGGAAAGCCAAGACTTTAGGGGCTTTGTCATTTCCGGTACATAGGCCGTACTGATCGCGTTAGCAGTGAGTCCAAGTTCGGGACTGCCATCAAGAAAACCGAATGCGCTATACGACAGGACGGCGCAGTGAACTTGCTACAGGTATCACATAAACAAGCCAGCTAGGTTGATAACGGGTGGCCACGATACGGTCGGCTTGGAAGAAGAATGTAGTCGCGAGAGCGAGGCCATAACAGGCTTAAAGAGGTAAATCAACCTCTCGTCCTGTCCTATTGTCTAATGAAATATTATTGCAATGACAAAACAAATAGACCCGCATGAAGCAATCAACTTCATGATTAAAAACGCAGAAGCCTACGCAAAAGCTAAGGCTAACGTCACATACTTGGAAAATTTCAGGAAATCAAAAAAAGCTATCATTTTCCAAAACGCATTGGGAAATACAATCGCAGACAAGGAGAGTTTCGCGTATTCTCATCCTGACTATCTAGCAGTTCTGGATGGTCTTAAGGAAGCTGTAGAGGAAGCTGAGAGACTTCGTTGGATGTTGGTAGCAGCTCAAGCTCGCATTGACGTGTGGCGATCACAAGAAGCTTCTAATCGAAATATTGATAGAAATACACAATAGGGATGAATATGAACGTTAAATTGCAATGGGCTGCACCAGAGATTGACAAGCAAATCATGTACATGGCAAGGGTATCTAACCCTGCTAACCAAGATAGCGAGAATTCCAAACTTCTTTACTACTGCATGGAACATGGCCACGTTAGCCCGTTTGAGATGGCTAATGTCTGCCTAGAAATTGAAACAACAAGAGACATTGCGCGGCAGATCCTGCGTCATCGGTCGTTCTCGTTCCAAGAATTTAGCCAGCGGTATGCGGACGTTTCACTATTGCCAGAGTGGGAGGCGCGCGAATGCAGGCTTCAGGACACGAAGAATCGTCAAAACAGTATTCCGACAGATGACTCAGATGTAAACAGTCTTTGGGACACGCTTCAAAGATTTACTGCGGGCACGGCAATAGACGCATACAGGGCAGCCGTTGATTCAGGCATCGCCAAAGAGCAGGCGCGCGCTTTGCTTCCGGAAGGTCTGACGCCGAGCCGCATGTACATGAATGGCTCAATGCGCAGCTGGATCTTCTATTTGAAGCAGCGGCTTGATCCGTCGACGCAGAAGGAACACAGGTTGGTTGCAGAGCAAGTTCTCGAAGTATTGCGCCAGGTTGCGCCGATTACTATAGATGCGTTTTTCGGAGATCGCAAATGAAACTAACACCGTGGTTCTCCGGCGACCATAAGCCGGTGCGGGTTGGGGTTTACCAAAGGCAGTATGTTTGGCCTGAGTATTCTTACTGGGATGGGCTGAAATGGTGTTATGGCGGCAGCACACCAAAGAAAGCAACTAAAAGCCCTTTGCGTAATTTTTCTTCTTCATTGCAAAACCTACCTTGGCGCGGGGTGATGAAATGAACAGAGACGATGTTATCCGCATGATGCGGGAAGTAATCGAAGAGCGGGGCGGCTCACGGGTGGACGACGAGGCCGATCTCCTTGCCTACTCAATTCAACTCGCCGCCCTAGTCGCAGCGCATGAACGCGAGGAATGCGCGAAGGTGTGTGAAGAAGTAGCAAAGCCGTATCAAGTCGCTGGCGCATCTGTAGCTTTGGAATGTGTCGCAGCTATCCGCGCAAGAGGAGAGATGAAATGATTACCCTAACACGCGAGGAAGCGCAGCAGGCGCTGGATGCGTTGACTAAAGCATATGAAGATTCCTGTAACTATCAGGACATAAACGGCGACCAAGTTTTTGCTGCCATCGAAACCCTCCGCGCCCGTCTTGCACAGGGTGAGAAAGAACAGGCGCCAGACCATGAAAATAGCGAACAATATCGAATGCAGATGACTGCTATATCAACAGCAGCCATCGGCTACTGGAAAGAAGGAGACGATATTCACCCTGCTTACGACACGGTTGCGTTGCGTGATGTAGCAAAACTTTATGCAAAGTACGATGCGCTTTACAAAAAGCATAAACAACAGGAGCCGGTGGCGTGGATGGATCCAACAGAGTTCGGCGCTAAAGACGCATTCAACTGGCGAAAAAACGAAATCTATACTGAGCTACTCTACACCGCCCCACCACAGCGAGAATGGGTCGGGCTGACGGATGAGGAAATAAAGGGCGTTCTTGAAACTACGCACCCAGAAAACAGGTGGACGATAGCCGAACGAATCGAAGCCAATCTGAAGGAGAAGAATTCTGTATAGAAACAAAAAACTATTAGAAATACTTAGAAATTTCCCATGCCAGCACTGCGGCAAACAAGATGGAACTGTAGTTGCGGCACACTCAAATCAGTTGCGAGATGGCAAAGGAAAAGGTATAAAGGCTAGTGACTATAGGGTTGCTAGCCTTTGTTTTATTTGCCACTATGAATTAGATCAAGGGAAAAATCTATCCAAGCAGGAACGAATAGATATGTGGGAAGAAGCGCATAGGAAAACTATAGGGTTGCTATTTGAAAACGGCCATCTTGAGGTTAAGCCATGAAAAAGACTAAAGCAGAGAAAAAGATTAGTTCTGTAATGCGTGAATACAAAGGCGGTACTCTGCATTCTGGAAAGGGTGGCCCTGTAGTTAAGTCAAAAGACCAAGCGATTGCTATTGCTCTTTCGCAGGCTGGCAAAGCCAAAAAGAAAAAATGATTAGCGTAGTAATGCCGTGTTTCTTAGGTGATTACGGTGGGGCAGCGTCAAACCGTAAGGAAAAGCTACGCAGGGCGATAGATAGCTTTCTGGCTCAAGGCATTGGTGAACTAATCATTGTTCCTGACGGCTGTGAAGAAACTGTAAGGATAGCGTCAGCTTATCCAGTCAATTGCCTTGATGTGCAGCCTAAAGCCAAGCAATTTAGCGGAATCCCGAGAAATTTAGGCATTCAGGCAGCAAAATACGATTACATCGCTTATCTTGATTCAGATGACGTTTTCGGAGATGGGCATTTAGCCAAGATTGCAGAGAATTTAGATGCTGACTGGCTGTGGTGGGATGACTATGCGAACTGGAGCCGCCGAGAAACAATCCTAGAACGTGGGCGTATTGGTACTTCCTGCATTGCACATAAGAAATCACTTAACGTAATCTGGCCTGATGGATATGGGCATGACTGGGAAGTGGTGGAAAGCTTAATGAAATTTCCTGGCAGGAAGATAGAAACGCATTATCGAGTAATGCACATTCCTAGCGTACTGGACGTATGAAAACAAAATGGTTAGGCGATACGCTTATTTCTTTTCAAAAACTTGCTTTATGTTTAAATGAGAAAGAATACAACGACGCTCTAAACGATTTAAACGTAGAAAAACAAGGCCGCAGACGTTGGGTAAATGATGGCGCAAATGCCACTACTCATTTTTTTGATGGCGGAGAATGTGGAGCTGTTGTTGTTTGTATGAAAGATTATGAATTTGTTGACCCAATAATGGTTGCTGGATTGCTTGTACATGAGTCTGTACATGTATGGCAAAACTATTGCGACAGGATAGGTGAAGAATTTCCTAGTTCTGAGTTTGAAGCTTACGCAATCCAAACTATTTCGCAAAAACTATTTGGCGCATTCAGAGATAAAGTATGCAAGCAATAGTTATCTGTTCCGTAGGAAGTAAAAGCCTAGACGTACTATTAGCGTCAATCAAAGCTTACGCGCCAGAAATTCCGCTATACATTAGCCACACAGAGCCGCACAAGATTCGTAATGTCGCATCCGTACTATTTCCTAACCTAGCAAAGAACTTTGGCGATGCGTATAACGCTACTGTAGACGTAGCGTTTAGAGATGGTTTTGAAAATGTAATTATTGCTAATGATGATGTAGTGCTAACACCAGATACTATTGCTAAAATGCAAGAAGATTTGGATTTGCTGCAATCTCGGGGGTTTAATGTAGGGTTTTTGGGAGCTAGGTCTGATTACGTATTGCCGGATCAGAACATAAGATTTCCAACGATAAACGATGAGTTTGTAGGAATAAAATATAGGTCTGAAGATAGCATTAAGCTGTCTGAAGTTGTTGCTCCAATATTTGCGTCAATAAGCAAAAAAGCATGGAATGCAGCTAAATTCCCAAGCACTAATTGGTATTCTGATAATATTATTTGCCATGACCTGAGAAAAGCGGGATTTCAGCATTTTGTAAGCAGGGCTTATGTGCATCATGCAGGAAGTCAATCAGTAGGCACAGACTTTCAGAAATGCCATGAGGAACCAAGAGAGTGGATAAGGGCCAACAGGCCGGATATGTATGAGGTGATATATGGCTGACGGTCTTTTGTCTGATGTGCTTGGTGCGATTGATCGCCAGAAGCAACGAACTAAAGCTAGTCTTGGGCTTTTGTTTAGCAATCCGCAGGAATGGGCTGCTCAGGCTGTAGAACAGACTTTGCCTACTAGGTCAGAAGAACAGCAATATAGGGATATAAAAAAATCTGGCGGCGATATTTGGAATACGCCATATATGCAAAAGCTATTTAATATGTCGCAAATTCAAAGCCAGATTGCTTATCACGGAAGCCCATATAATTTTGATAAATTTAATTTGAAAAAAATTGGTGCTGGAGAAGGAAATCAATCATATGGACACGGTATGTACTTTGCTGAAGCACCAGAGGTTGCACAATCTTACATAGCCGCTGGACAAGCAACAAAAGCGCCAAACAGAGAAACAGAAATGGTAGCTCGTGCATTAGATGCTACAGGTGGTGATAAAACCAAAGCAATGGCATGGTTGCAAAGTAGATTAGCAACATCCCCACAAGAATTTAAAGATATTTACTCAAAAGCAATTAATGGATTTGATGCTTTAATGCCTAAAGGTGGTTTGTATAAAGTAGATATTCCAGACACTAAAGTAAAAACATTTATTGATTGGGATACAAAACTTTCTAAACAGAAAAACGCATCAAAGATTGTTGATACGTTAAATAAACAATTTGGTTTTGGATACGATACGTCATATACAGGTGGAGACTTGTATAAGGCGTTAACGGCTGACTTTATGAGTACAAACAGCCAGCTAAGTCCAATGCAAGCGCAGAAAATTGCATCGGATACGCTAAACTCGCTAGGCATTCAAGGAATAAAGTATTTCGATCAAGCAAGCCGTGGAGCAAAGCAAGGAACAAGAAATTACGTAGTATTTGACCCAACAGACGTAAAGATACTAAGTAAAGAAACAAAGTAAAGTAACCGCATGACACCTAAAGGTAGTGCAAAAATGGAAACAAACGAATCCAATAAAATACAGGCAAGTGGTGGAATAGCTAACCTTACTAACATGGGTAAGGGAAGGCCTAAAGGAGTACCTAACAAGTCAACAGCTATCGTTAGAGAGGCTATTGCTAATCTATTGGAGCGCAATGCTCCGAATATGGACAAGTGGCTGAATGAAGTAGCCTCAGAAGATCCATACAAGGCACTAGACCTAATGAACAAGCTTAGTGAGTATCACATTCCTAAGCTGGCGCGTACTGAGCATACTGGCGCAGATGGTGGGCCTCAAGAGCATATGGTGACATGGCAGAAATAATCATTCCTTACAAGCCGCGTAAGGAACAGGTGCAGATTCATGAGGCTATAGATAGCCATCGTTTTTCTGTAGTGGTGGCCCATCGACGTATGGGGAAAACTGTCAGCGCAATCAATCATCTCATCAAGGCAGCAGTCCAGTGCGGCAAGCCTAATCCACGATTCGCATACATTGCCCCAACGTATAGCCAGGCCAAGCGAGTTGCATGGGATTACGTCCTAGAGTTCACCAGGCCACTAAAGGCTGTGCCAAACATTGCTGAACTTAGGGTGGACTTCTGGGGTAGGCGCATATCTCTTTACGGATCGGATAACCCAGATTCCCTGCGCGGACAATACTTTGACGGCGTGGTTATCGATGAGGTTGGAGACCAAAACCCCAAGATTTGGAACGAGATTATCCGTCCTGCGCTGGCTGACCGAGCTGGATGGGCGTTGTTTATCGGTACGCCTAAAGGCAACAACCACTTCAAAGACCTACGAGACAGGGCTGAAGAATCGCCAGATTGGGCGCTGCTGGAGTTTAAAGCCTCTCAGACTGGTGTGTTGCCAGCGTCGGAACTAAAGGCCGCGCAGCATGAAATGGGCGAGGATAAGTACAACCAGGAATTCGAGTGTTCATTTAATGCCGCAGTCGAGGGGAGTTACTACGGGAAACTTATCAACGATCTTGAAGGGCTTGGCCGCATTACTGAGTTTCCTACTGACGATCTGTGCCGTTCGTTTGTTGCTTGGGATCTTGGCATGGGCGATTCGACTGCACTCTGGGTGGCGCAAATTACTGGCAAGGAAGTCCGGCTGATTGATTGCGTAGAGAATCACGGCGTTGGCCTAGACTGGTACGTTAGTTGGTTGCGTGAGAACAAATACCAGACTTATAGCCAAATACTGCCGCATGACGTAGAGGTTAGGGAGTTGGGGACAGGCCGGAGCCGTAAGGAAGTGCTGATGGATGCAGGGCTGGACATTACGGTATGCCCACGACTTAGCGTTGCTGACGGCATTCAGGCTGTTCGCCGGTTAATCCCTCGATGCTGGTTCCACCCTAGAACAAAGAACGGGCTAAATGCTTTGCGGAACTATAGACGTGAGTTTGAGGAACGTAGGAATGTTTACTACGAAAAACCTTTACACGACTGGTCTAGCCATTTCTCTGACGCATTTAGATACTTGGCGATAGGTCTTGACGAAACAGATAGTTCGTGGCAATCAACATTGCCTATTAAAACAAATTGGATTGTATAATGGCAAAAAATCGCCATTAAGGGCAAGCTATGGATGAAGGCAAAATCAAGGGCATTATCGAGAACGAGATTGATAATGCCATCGGCTATATTGAAACCGAGACTACGGAAGCCCGTCGTAAGGCGCTAGATTATTATCTACGGAATCCCTATGGCAATGAGGTTGAAGGGCGCAGCCAGATTGTTACAGGTGAAGTTGCTGAAGCCATTGATGGTGCATTGCCGCAACTTATCCGAGTGTTTACGACTACTGAGGATATTGTCAATTTTGAGCCTCAACATCCTGGCGACGAAGAAACAGCCAAGCAAGCTACCGATTATTGCAATTGGGTTTTTTACCGCGAGAACGAAGGTCTGCTGATTCTCCACAACTGGTTTAAAGACGCGTTGCTACAAAAGGTAGGCGTGGTGAAGGCCTATTGGGAGAAGAAAGAGGATGTTAACGTAGAGAAATACAAGAATCTGTCAGAGGACGAGCTTGCAATGCTCTTGTCTGATGGCTCGCTTGAGGTTGTTGAGCAGGAAGTTGAGTTCATGGACGGCGGCATTGATCAGATGGGTCAGCCGATTATGGTTCCTGTCTACGAGGTCAAGGTCAAGAAGGTCAAGAAGTACGGGTGTGTACGCATTGAGAACGTACCGCCAGAAGAATTCCTGATTAGCAAAACCGCACGAAGCATAGAAGATAGCCCATTTGTGGCGCATCGTCGTCTGATGACACGATCTGAGCTTATCGCTATTGGTTACGACGCTAAAGTAGTAGATGCTCTGCCGTCCTACGATGATCTTCAATTCACGCCTGAGCGCGTTGCTCGATTCTCCCAAGGCGAGCAGCCCGACGAGAATATCAGCCTTGACCCTGCGATGCAGACGATTGAGGTGTACGAGTGCTTTATCCGCATTGACATTAACGATGATGGCATGGCCGAGCTTCGCCGTATCGTTTATGCAGGATCAGAAATTCTGGACGATGACGAGTGCGATTACGTCCCATTCCATGCGCTTTGCCCTATTCCGATTCCGCATAAGTTCTTCGGTCAATCGCTGGCTGATCGGACGATGGACATTCAGATCATCAAGTCCACGGTTACTCGTCAGATGCTGGATAACCTGTACTTAACAAACAATGCCCGTGTAGGCGTTGTGGATGGTCAGGTAAACATTGACGATATGCTGAATGCTACGCCAGGTGGCGTAATCCGCATGAAGAATCCGAACGCGATGGTTCCGATTCAAGTCCCTGCGGTGACTGCTCAAGCGTTCCCGATGCTGGAATACCTTGACCAAGTACAGGCAAAAAGGACTGGTGTTAGCGATCAACAGCAAGGCATGGATCCTGACGTTCTGAATAACGTCAGTGCTACGGCTATCGCAGCAATGATGAAGTCCAACAGCGGCAAGCTGGAATTGATTGCCCGGGTATTTGCTGAAACAGGCGTTAAATCGCTGTTTAAGGGCATTTTGCATCTATTGGGCAAGTATCAGGATAAGCCGAAACTGGTTCGTATGCGTGGCAAGTTCGTCCAGTTTGATCCGCGTATGTGGTCGAATCAGTACGATGTATCAATTAATGTTGGCCTTGGCTCTGGCGACCGTGAGCAAAAGCTAGCCATGCTTCAGATGATTCTCGCAAAGCAAGAGATGATTCTTCAGCAGTTTGGCCCCGCGAATCCGTTGGTTAGCGTCAAGCAATACCGCGACACTCTAGCCCGTATCGTTGAGGCTGCTGGATTTAAAGACGCTGACAGTTTCATGAACGTGATTACTCCAGAAATAGAGCAACAACTGGCACAGCCTAAAGAGCCGCCGCCTGATATGCAAGCCGAAATGGCAAAGATGCTGGCACAGGTTGAGCGTGAAAAGACTGAGGCCAAGAGCCAGATTGAGGCGGCAAAGATTAGCCTTGAACGCCAAAACCTGGAAGCTGAGTTTACTCGTAAGGGTATCGAGCTTCAGATGCGTAACCAGCGCGACCAGTCTGAAATGCGGATTAAAGAGGCTGAATTAGCTGTTAAGCAGCTTCAGGCTATCTTGGCTATGGATATTGCAGATGAGGAAAGCCGTAACCGTCAGGCAGATATTGTGCTGAAGGCTATTAAAGAGCTAGGCAATCTTACTAAGGGCGCTTAATGGATAAATCGCAATGGGCAATTAACCTTCTCCGCGACGATTATTTTAAAGAAATGATGGAAAATCTTCGTGGAATGGAGTTAAGCAAGATAATCATGAGCGATTATCCAGACATTGACGTTAGAGAAGTAGCTTATATGCGTCTTAGGGTGCTAGATAGCATTGAAGAGCATATTGAAGGACTAGCTTCTCAAAAAACTATTGACGAAAAGCGTATTAAGGTTTTTTAACTGAGTCGGGCAGTTCCCCGATATAATTAAGGAAACATAATGAGCGATACTCATGACATGACCCCGGAAGGGAATGCAGAGTTGGATGTGAATGGTGCAGCTAACGCTATTTTGGGACTAATGGGTGATGCTTCTGGCTCCGAACAGGAACAACCAGAACAACGCGCAGAGTCCAACGATAGCGAAGCCGAATCTGATGAATACGAGGAATCGGACGAATCAGAGGTAGAACAAGAGGATGAGCAAGAGGAGCAAGAGCAGCCTAAATACCGTGTCAAAGCCGCTGGCGAAGAACGGGAGGTAACGCTCGATGAGCTTATCAAGTCTTATCAACTTGGCACAGATTACACAAAGAAATCGCAAGCAGTAGCTGAAGAACGCAAGGTTGTTGAAGCAGAACGCCAGCGTATCGAAGAAGCGAAGATGTTGCGTGACCAGTACGCGCAACGACTGCAGTTGATTGAGCAGATGTTGAATCAGCCGCAGCAAGAAGAAGATTTGGCTTACCTTAAGGAAAATGACCCAATTGGTTATGCCGTTAAGGTTGCTGAAATGTCGCAGCGAGAAAAGCAACTTGCAGCAGTTAATGCAGAGCGCCAACGGATCCAGGCGCAACAGATGCAGGAACAGCAGCAAAGCCTAGCGCAGCTCGTTCAGCAAGAGGCACAAAAACTTGCAGAAAAACTACCTGAATTCGCTGATCCTCAAAAGGGAGAAGCAATCAAGCGTGATTTGCGAGATTTTGGCCTTAAAGCAGGATTTTCTGAGGAAGAATTGGGGAGTATTTACGATTCCCGTCATGTGCTAACGCTTTGGAAGGCTATGCAATACGATAAGCTGCAATCTTCCAAGCCAGCAATTACTAAGAAGGTTCAGGATGCTCCTAGGTCTTTGAAATCTGGTGTGTCTAATCCTCCTGGTAAGAGCGAAGAAATGAAAAAACTGAAGCAGAAGGCGCGTGCCACAGGTCGTGTCGCAGATGCCGCTGCTGTATTTGAACGATTCTTGTAAAGGAAATTATTATGCCTACTTTTACCGCACATTCGGCCATTGGCCAGCGTGAAGATCTGACCGATGTCATTTATGACATTTCGCCGACTGAAACCCCGTTCATGTCGTCGATTGGCAAAACTAAAGCCACGGCGGTTTATCATGAGTGGCAAACTGACTCGCTCGCAGCAGCTACCACTGCTAACGCTGCGATTGAAGGCGCTGATGCTACTAGCGCAACCCTTTCGCCGACGGTTCGTCTTGGTAACTATACCCAGATCATCCAGAAAACTATTCAAGTTTCTGGCACTCTGGATTCGGTTAATAAGGCTGGTCGTAAGTCTGAAAAAGCTTACCAACTGGCTAAAGCTTCGGCAGAACTGAAGCGCGATCTGGAAACCATCCTGCTGTCGAATCAAGGCCGTTCGGCTGGTAGCTCGACTATCGCACGCTCGATGGGTTCGCTGCTGTCGTGGATTAAGACTAACACTGACGCTGGTTCGGGCGGTGCAGATCCGGCAACTATCGGCGTTTCTACCCGTACTGACGGCACTCAGCGTACGTTCACTGAGACTCTGCTGAAGTCGGTTGTTGCTGAAGTGTTTACGTCGGGTGGTTCGCCGAAGATTCTGATGGTCGGCGCAGCAGGTAAGCAAAAAGTGTCTGGTTTTGCTGGTATCGCTGCACAGCGTTTCCAAGCTCCGTCGAATCGCCCGACTACCATCATTGGCGCTGCTGATGTGTATATGTCGGACTTTGGCACGATGAGCGTGGTTCCGAACCGTTTCATGCGTAGCCGTGATGCGCTGATTCTGGATCCGGAATACGCCGCTCTGGCTTATCTGCGTCCGTTCCAAACCAACGATCTTGCTAAGGTTGGCGACTCGGAAAAGACTCAGATCCTGGCAGAAGTTACGCTTGAGGTTAAGAACGAAGCTGCCCACGGCGGCGTTTTCGATCTCGATATGAGTCTGTAATGTGATTGCCCCTCTGCTTAACGGTGGAGGGGCTTTTTAACATGCGAAAACAAACAGTACATGCAGACGGTGATGGTGGAATTATCATCAAAACCGAGCAGGATGTTAGCGAGATTATTGAGGCTAACAAAGAACAACTAGAGTTTGACAAACAGCGTACAGGCCATCTTGATGAATTGCATCATGTGGCTAGAATCCCGTTTACCGTAATTGATGTGCTTAATCAGCGCGGGATTATGAGGGGGTTTAGCGTTATTGATGATATTGGTTTTGCACGATGGCTAAATGATCCTGAAAATGCCGTCTGGAAAACTTATCGTGGAACTATATAGAAATCGGCGTTAAACTTATGCCGAATTAAAGGGGTAAGACATGACAATTCTCGCCGAAGACCTAAATTACAACATAATTCCTTGCGTCGGTCTTGGCACTGCGCAGCGAGTTAGCTTTGATTCTTCTACGCAATCCAGCGCAACAGCAGCAAATACGCGAATTATCCGTATTGTTGCAACGACTGATTGCCATATTGCTACTGGCTCCAACCCTACAGCAACGACTAATAGTACGTTTCTACCTGCGTATAGCATCGAGTATTTCAAGATTGTTGGCGGTCATAAGGTTGCTGCTATTAAAGCTACTACGGCTGGCGTGCTGTTCGTGACTGAGGGTTCGTAATGTATAGCGTTGCTCTTAATACTTTGGGAGTTGCTTCTCAGCCGAGGTTTAGAGGGGCGACGCTTTCATTGAATTTTGCGAATACTGGTGCGCTAGATAGCCGGGTTACTTTCACGCGTAACTCTGCAGCGACGTACTTTAACTCTAGTGGCACACTAACGTCTGCTAGTGCTAATACTCCCCGGTTCGACTATGACCCGGTAACGCTGGCTGCGCGTGGGCTGCTGATCGAGGAACAGCGGACGAATTTGCTGACGTACTCGGAGCAGTTCGATAATGCGGCGTGGACAAAAGTTGCGGCCAGTATTTCGGCAAATGCCGTTACCGCGCCAGATGGAGCCACAACAGCAGATAAACTGGTCGAAGACTCGACAAACGCTGCTCACCTTGTTCAACGATCAAACAGCGTTACGTCCGGGACTGCGTACACATACAGCGTGTTTGCAAAAGCCGGAGAAAGAACGCGAATTCGAGTATCGGGCGGGGCGGCTGCTTTTGGGGCAAACGACGCAATTTTTGTTTTGTCTAACGGGACAACCACAGGTGTTTCCGGTTGCACGGCAACTATTCAGTCAGTCGGTAATGGTTGGTATCGCTGCATTTGGACTGCAACGGCAACAGCAACCACAACACCGAACTTCTTTATTTACTTAGATAACGGTTCGACAACTAGTTATCAAGGCGATGGCACGTCTGGAGCATACATCTGGGGCGCACAACTTGAAGCCGGAGCCTTCGCCACCAGCTACATCCCCACCACGACCGCACAGGTCACGCGCATCGCTGACTCCGCGACGATGACGGGGACGAACTTTTCGAGCTGGTACAACGCGACGGAGGGGACGTTGTTTGCGGAGGCTGCAGCGTATCGCGGCGGTGGTGCTACTCAGCGCAGAATTTTTGTTGTTGACGATGGCACAGCAAACAACCGCATGACACTTCGTTTTGACATAACTCCGACAAACGTAGCGTTTACGGATAATGTTTCTGGTGTGCTTGTAGGAAATATTACTTCTGCGTCTACAGTAGTCGCAGACACATTCTACAAAAATGCTGGCGCGTACAAACTGGACGACTTTGCATTTGGATTATCCGGCACGTTGGTTGGCACAGATACTTCAGCGGCAGTCCCTGCTGTAAACGCCGCAAGAATAGGATGCAGTTCTACTGGAGAGCAGATCAACGGATGGATCAAGCGCATCTCCTACTACCCGCGCCGCCTCACCAACTCCGAACTTCAGGCGATCACATCATGAGCACGGACTATTTTTTAAAGTTCAAATCCGAGGCCGAAGCCACCACGGTGCTGGAAGGCTACGAAGGCGCGATTGATGTCATCGGCGAAATCCCGGATGTTACCGGCTGGCATGTCAACGTGCGCGGGCCGGAAAGTGAATCACTAGAGCAGTACGCAGTAATCGTTGAAACCCCTTATCGAGTTTGGGCCTAAAGGAAAACTAATGAGAATTGGCGTTTGTGTGCCGTGTCGGGATGAAGTCCATACGGGCTTTGCTTTTGATTTTGCTCGGATGACTGCACACGATGCGTCTACCCGATGCAAGGATGGGAAAAGCGGTCTTAATCTTTACACGATGCCTGGTACGCTGATTTTTGACCAGCGTGAGAAGCTTGCAGAAGTCGCGCTAAAAGAAGGCTGCGATGCGGTCTTTTTTATTGACTCTGATATGCGTTTCCCACCTGACATTATTGACATTCTTCTGAGCCGTGAAGTGCCGATTGTGGGCGTTAATGCTACTACCCGTAGGAAACCTGTGATGCCAACGGCAAAGCTGCTCACAAAGCGGCAGGATGGCGAGAAAACGATCTTTAAATGGGAGAACGTGGATTCTCGCGGCAAAGAGGGCATTGAGGAAATTACTGCTGTTGGTTTTGGTGCTGTGCTGATTCGTCGTGAAGTGTTTGATAACGTTCCTCGCCCGTGGTTTGACGCTGGATGGGGGCCGACAGGCGTTTGTGGTGAAGATGTGCATTTCTGCGTTAAGGCTGGCGATAACGGCTTTGCCACTTATGTTGACCATGAGCTTTCTATGCACATTCGGCACATTGGCACTTATGAGTACGGCTGGAAAGACTTTGAAAAGCTAGAGGATTGAAATGTCTATTGCAACGTATTCCGACTTGCAAAGCACTATAGCAACGTATCTTGCCAGGACTGATTTGACTAGCGTTATTCCTGATTTTATTCGGTTGGCAGAGCAACGTCTTTCGCGTGATTTGAGAATCCGTCAGATGCTGGCTGTATCTACAGCGACTACAACTGCTGGCGATACTACAGTTGGATTGCCAACGGATTTTATGGAGATGCGTGATATTCATTTGAATACAACGCCCATCTCTGGCCTAACGTATATGGCTCCAAATAACTTTTATCGAAAAGCCAGGGTTACTGATTCTGGTAAGCCGGTAAATTACACGACTTTGGCGCAAGAAATCCAACTTGCCCCTATACCTGACGCGGAATATACTTTGCAAATGCTTTATTATGCACAGCCGCCAGTATTAAGCGCAAATAATCCTAGTAATGTATGGTTGGCGTATTGTATTGATGCGTTGCTTTATGCGTCTTTAGCAGAAGCAGAGCCATATCTTATGAACGATGGCCGTATCCAGACATGGGCGGCGCTTTATCAGAGAGCTGTTGATGCCATTTCTACGGCAGATCAAAGCAGCGAGTATAGCGGCCAGCCTATGGCTATGACTTTTAATTGAGGTGAATCATGGCAGAAATGTCGAACTACCTTGAGAACGCGATGATTAATGCCGTTCTTCGGGCAACTACCTACACCAGCCCTGCTAACGTCTATGTGGCTCTGTTTACATCAGACCCTACTGACGCAGGCAGTGGCACTGAAGTATCCGGTGGGTCTTATCAGCGAACAGCGGCAACGTTTGGCTCCCCATCTAATGGCGTAACGACCAATAGCGGCGCAATCACATTCCCAACAGCAACTGGTTCGTGGGGCACTGTGACGCATATCGGCATTATGGATGCTTCAACTAGTGGTAATTTGCTGTTCCATACTGCATTGGATACATCGAAATCCGTATCTTCTGGTGATATTTTCACGATTTCTACTGGCAATCTTTCCGTAACTCTGGAGTAATGTATGGCGCTTGTTATTGCTGACCGGGTACGGGAAACGTCCACCACAACCGGCACTGGCACTCTCACTCTGGGCGGCGCTGTAACTGGTTATCAGACTTTTTCCAGCGGCATTGGCAATGGCAATACATGCTATTACGCTATTACTCTTGATTCGTCATGGGAAGTAGGTCTTGGAACATATACGGCATCCGGGTCTACTTTGTCGCGAGATACCATCCTTGCGTCATCTAACTCCAATTCCGCAGTTAACTTTGGTGCTGGCACAAAGGACGTATTTGTTACCTATCCTGCTGGCAAGTCTGTATATAAAGATGCAAGTGGCAATGTTCCTGGTCTTACAATCGGCACTGATGTTCAAGCTTATGACGCTGACCTAACGACATGGGCAGGTAAAACTGCGCCTAGCGGAACTGTTGTTGGCAATAGCGATACTCAGACGCTAACGAATAAGACAATTGCGCTTGGCTCTAACACAGTATCAGGCACGATTGCTCAGTTCAATACTGCCGTTACGGATGCTGATCTTGCTACGTTGGCCGGTACTGAAACGCTAACAAATAAGCGCATTACTCCACGAGTATCCACAACTACATCCAGCGCAACGCCGACAATCAATACGGATAACGTGGATATTTATGGTCTGACTGCTCAGGCTGTGGATATTACGTCATTCACGACTAACCTATCTGGCACGCCTACGGACGGTCAGAAACTGTGGATTTACATTGTTGGCACGGCTGCTAGGGCAATCACTTGGGGAGCTTCGTTTGAGGCATCTACCGTGGCTTTGCCTACAACTACTGTAACGACTAACCGTCTTGATGTTGGTTTTGTTTGGAATGCCGCTACTTCCAAGTGGCGCTGTGTTGCTTCTGCATAAGAGGGATAAATGTCTGTTTGTCTTGTCATAGATGAGGCCACACAAACAGTGGTTAATCGCATTGTTGCAAGCCCTACTGACGTTGCGCCGGTAGGCTGTTACTTGGTTGAGCAGACTGATATGAGCGTAGATATTGGATGGACTTGGGATGGTCAGAACTTCGTAAATCCTAATCCTCCAGTTGAAGGAGTCCCTGAGTAATGGCAACGAAAACCATACTGATTACATCAGGCTCGTCGTTTACAGTTCCTGCTGATCTTGATTCCACGGTAAATGCCACAGTAATTACGATTGGCGCTGGTGGCGGCGGTGGTAAGCCTACTAACTCGGCTGGCACTGGTTATGGTGGTGGTGGTGGTGGTGCATGGTCTAGCAGCGCGTTGAATTTAACTGCTGGCGCAACGGTTTTTTATTCAATTGGCGCTGCTGGTACTGGCGCAACCACACAGACAACTAATGGCACTGCTGGCGGCGACACTTGGATTAATTGGGATACAAGTGCTAGATCGTCATCTAATACTGCACCAACGTCAAATACCACTGGCGTACTAGCCAAAGGCGGATCTGCTAGTAATGGAACAAGCGCAACAGGCGCTACTGGCGGGGCTTCTGCCTCTGGCTTTGGCACGACAAAAGCATCTGGTGGCGCTGCTGGTGGCGGCGGTGTTTCAACGGCTAGAACGTCTGGTGGTGCGGGTGGCGCTGCTGGTAGTTCATTGGGTGTTGGAGGCGCAGGTGCAACTGCTAGAACAACATCTGGAGCCGGTGGTGGTGGTGGTGGCGGTGTAGGTGGCGCTGGATCTCAGGCGGCTGCTTCTGGTGGTAGCACTGGCGGAACTGGTGGCAATACTTATTCTGGTGCTGCTGGCGGCGCTGGCAGCACTGCTCCTAGTGCTGGAACAAACGGAGCAAATGGCGGTGGTGCTGGTGGCGGTGGTGGGTCAACTACAAGCGCAACAAATGCTGGCGCTGGCGGAACTGGTGGTGATGGTACTGAATACACTATTACAGCAGGTGGAACAGCAGGTTCTGGCGGCGGCGGTGGTGCAGGTGGCGCTAATAGTGGTGGTGGATCAAGCTTTGGTGGTGCTGGCGGCGCTGGCGGCGGTTATGGCGGTGGTGGTGGTGGTGGTGGTGCTGCAAGTAATACTAGCGGCAATGGTGGAAATGGCGCACAAGGCGCAATCATCATTACTTATACTGTTGCAGTAGCAGCAACAGGAAATTTTTTTAGAATGTTTTAAGTAGGGGTAGCGATGCTTGGATTTATACCGCTTTCCACCGTTCCGCTATCTTCTGCTGGCGAAAAAGCGGTATTGGCTTCTGCTGCAATAACTGGAACGGCTACAGTTACTTGTATTGAAGGCGCGACCAGTTCATCTGCTGCTATTACTGGTAAAGCAACTGTTACAGCAATAGGTGGATTTGTTCAAAATGGCGTTGCCTCTGTAACGAGTTATGCGTCAGTTTCTGCTATTGCTGGATACACAAGAATTGGAGTTGCTTCTGTTTCTGCAATAGGCACAGTATCGGCTGATGCGTTTGTACAGCAAGAGCAGCAAATTGCAGTAACAAGCCAAGCAACTGTATCTTGTGCTGCAAGAGTAAATCAATACGTTACAGTTAGTATGTCTGAAAGTGCAAATGTACGCGCTATTGGCTATATTATTGGCGAAGAATGGACTAAAACGGCTACTGAAAGTGATATATGGCTAAAACAAGGCTAGTTTTTGGTGAATGGACTCCTGACCAGCCTGGAGTAACTGGTTCTGTTACTGATGCGCTGAATTGCTATCCAGTGGCTAATGGTTACGCCCCCCTTAAAAAAGTTGAGGCATATCCTAATCCTGACGTTGTAGCAGGAGAAACGCTATTTAATGCTTTTGCTGGAAAATTTGCAAGTCAGAATAATTTATTTGCTGCATCTGCAACAAAACTTTACAAGTTTGATACAGCAAACAATGATTATGATGATGTAAGTAAAGTAGGTGGATATACAGCATCAGCATGGGATATTACTCAATTCGGCCCAAAAATTATAGTTGCCAATGGCGTAAATAAACTTCAATCATATAATTTGGCTGGTGGTACTGCTTTTGCAGATTTGTCCTCTGATGCTCCAACTGCCAAGTATGTCTCGGTAGTTCGTGATTTTGTTGTGGCTGGTAACGTAGCCGGTGCTGAGTCTACTGTTTATTGGTCTGACATAAACAACGAAGTTAACTGGACTCCTGCTGCATCGAGCCAAGCAGATTCTCAAGTTTTGCCTGATGGCGGTGATATTACTGGCCTGTCTGGTGGCGAATATGGACTTGTATTCCTTGAGAGAGCGATTTATCGGATGACCTATTCAGGATCTCCGTTTTTCTTCCAATTTGATGCAATTTCTAGAGCAATTGGGTGCATTGCTAATGGGTCTATTGCTCAACTTGCAGACAAAACATACTTTTTAGCTGATGATGGCTTTTATGTATGTAACGGCCAGTCTGTTACTCCTATTGGCGCTGAGAAAGTTAACCGTTGGTTCTTTGAAAATGCTGCGCCAAACTTGATTGCTTCTCAGATTAGCGCAACAGTTGACCCAATCAAATCATTGGTTATTTGGATTGTGCCAACAAGTGGAGGTAACAAGCTGCTTATTTACAATGCACAAGTAAATAAATGGTCTTATTCTGATGAAACTGTTACATCTCTTTCTTATCTTGTTACAGCAAGCGCAACTTTAGAAAGCCTAGATAAAGAATCAATTGCTCCAGGCCAAAATACTCAAAATGGCACATATACGCAATCAGGAACGCTTGTTACTGTTAATTTGACAAATCACAAACTAGAAACTAATGCTTATATTCACTTTAACGCTACTTCTGGTGGCGCTACAGATGGCATTTATCAAATAACAAAAATTGACGCAAATTCATTTACGATAAATGAAACAGTTTCTGCGACTATTGGCACATCAAATTGCGTTATTTCGCTTCCTGATATTAGGAATTTGAACTCTAGTTTTGATGATCGCACATTTGCCGGTGGGGCATGGTTTCTTGGTGGCGTTTTTGATAAGCAAATTGTTGCTTTTACTGGCGTGTTGCAAAATGCGTCCATATCATCCAATGATATAGATGTAGGCCGTTCAATGATTACTCTTGCAAAACCGATTGTTGATAATGGTTCTGCTAACGTATCTGTTGCCTCAAGGGTTTTGCTTGGGGATACGGTTGCGTACGGCACTTCGGTATCCGCTGATGCTGAAAACCGTGTTTCTTTGCGATCTAACGGCAACTATCATCGAATTCGCGTATCGCCTACTGGAGCAGGATGGAAAACTGTAGTTGGTGTAGACATTGAATACTCAACGCAAGGTACACGATGACTAAGTTCCGCACTTTGCCAATGTTCGGCAACGATGAGCGAAACGTTGCTGAAGTCGTTCGCGGTATCATGGACGGCAAAACGAACAATACAGGCACGATTACTCTTGCTACTGGCAATGCTGCAACGACAACGCTTTACGACGAGCGGATAGGCTATGACAGCCTAATTTTTTTTGTTCCAGTATCTGCTGCTGCCTACGATGACAATGCGCCCTATGGGTCATTTAGCGACTCTACATCGCAAACAGCATCAAGCACTACGTCTGGATATGCGTTTACATACAATACAACCGAGCAAAATAATGGCGTATATGTATCAAATAGCTCTCGTATAAATATTAGAAATTATGGAATTTACAATATCCAATTTTCTGCTCAGTATAAAAATACGACAAATGAT